AATGCATCTTACTGGTCTTTATCCCACCTGGTGGGAAGGACGACGTTTCAATAAACCTGTAACAGCTATGGTAGCAGGTGAAGGCTGGCAACAGGTAGCTATGGTTCTACAAAATGAATTACTGGGCAGTCAAGATGTTAAGATTGCAGAACAATTAGGCACAGGTGCTATCCCAAGAGACTGTATAGTGTTTGATACTATGCGTAACGATGGAGCTAATTGTTTAGGTGTAGAGATCAGACATGTATCTGGTGTAAACAGTTATCTATTGTTTGCCAACTACACACAAGAAGTTAGACAAATGCAGGGTTTCAAACTTAACCTAGCTGTGTTTGATGAACAACCACCAGATGATTTCTTTTCTGAAATTGTCACACGTACAGCAACAACACAGGGTCAAGTCTTGTGCTCATTTACGCCATTGAAAGGTTTGAATGGACTGGTATCAAAGTTTTGGCATCAAGAAGAAGGCTATGAACATATTAGAGTCAGTTGGGATGATGTACCTGAATATGATCCTTGGGGAGAACCATTCTTACTCATGGAAACACGTAGGCAGTTGGAACGTGACTACTTACCGCATGAACGTGACGCTCGTCGTAATGGTGTACCTGTTATGGGTAAAGGCGCAGTGTTTCAAATACGTAATTGGCCTACATACAAAACAGGCGACTATGACTTCAAGAATACTTCTGGGCTGCATCGCATCATTGCGTTGGACCTTGGCCTAGTTAATGATAAAACAGTAATCAGTTTAATGTATTGGCACCCTGAAGAACAAGAAGCTTGGCTGCACACACAGATTGTGGTTAAGGGTACAGAAGAAGCCAACCCAATGAACTATATCAATCACTTAATGCGTCCAGAAGTATTTGGCACGCCAATTGTATTACCACCAGACGCAGGCACTCCAGGACGATATACAATGAATTCCATGAGTATTAGGCAATTGTTTGAAGAATATGAATTAAACGTATATCCTGATCCTATAATGAATCCACCTGATGAACAAGGACGTAGAACAAATCATAAGAGCTTTGGTATTAATGTAATGCGTCAAATGTTGGAACTGGGTACACTGCATGTTAATGAAAACTGTGTGGAGTTTTTGCGTGAAGCACAGAACTATTACGCAGATGAGCGGGGCAGATTCAGCGATCCTGATGACTGTATTGATTCTGCACGTTATGCACTGTTAGGCTGTTTACAAGGCTGGGCAGAACAATATGATGGGCGTGGTCCACAAGCACGTTTTCGTGCAGCCAAACACAATATACGTATTCAGCAGGCTAATAAAGATGCTGATAGACCTGATTGGAAACCTACATGGACCGTTGAAGGCGGCGTGATGTAAAGACAATAAATAAACTATAAACTAAGGAAACAACATGCTGGATCTAAAAAACGTCGTTATTAGCAATCTAAACAATCACAGTGGCATCATGGCACGCTTTGTTAAGATGAAAAGCCTACTTGATGCTAAGTGTGCTGCTAACTTAAGATTGTTAGCAACTAAAAATAATATTAATAGAACCAGTGATTATCACTATCTAGTCCTAGCAGTAAATGAGTCAACAGCTCCAGTAAATGGTATTGACTATATTCACCCTGTAGTAAAACCTGTAGTAGATTATGCTTCAGCAGTAATAACAAAAGGTCTCGCACAAAATGGCGAGATTAATTTTGAATTCGTAGCAGATAATGAAGAAGACGAACCCGCTGCCCGCCAAGCAACGAATATGGTTCATAAACTACTGAACCAGAACAATGATCCTCACTTTATCTTGCAGCATTGGGTAATGGATGCAGCACTGCATAAGAATGGCGAGATGTTAATCGCTCCTATGCGTGAGCAAATAGTTAGGTATGTTACAACCCACGGCACTAAGGATCAACTGGCGGCATTTGAGCAACAAGCGGCTGACGCAGGCCTAACAGCGTTAAGACAAAGTCGTCGTAAGATAAGAGTAGAGTTAGATAAAGTTGCAGCTGAAGTTCCAGAGATATTGAAAAACGCCAAAGAAGGCACAATGGACTCTGTAATGCAGAACTACATGGATCAAGCAAAGTCTTACCTGGACCAGAACGAAAGTTCAGAAGATGAGAATGCATTTACTCCTTTGGGTGACGCAGCAGAACCTGGACTGGAAGAACAACATGAAGGTCTAATGGATAGCATTGCACGTAATACAATTTACGAAGCAAAGTATAAACTAACTGGCTACAATCTAAACGTTAAGTTTCGTCCTATTGCACAACATTATTGGATGTGTGATCCAACAGTTATTGATATCCAAGAACAACCATTCTGTGGTTTCTACAAACCAATGTCAATTCAGGAAGCATATGAATTATATCCTGATATTGATTTAGAAGAATTTAAGATTTATGCAGAGTATAGTAATGTAGGTAGTTACCAAGCAGGATCTTTATTAAACAACCTAGCCATACATGCACGTGACAGTGTACCTATTAATGGCTTGCCAGCACAGGGCTATGCAGCCCAAGAACCAGAAGCACGTCAAATAACTATGCTAACTGTTTGGAATCGTTATGACATTGATAACGATGGCGAACTAGAACTAGTAGAACTAATCTACTCAGGACAGTATGTTGTATCAGCACGTGAAGTAGAATACATTCCTGTGGCCAACATGGTACCAAAGCCACTGCCACAAAACTTTTATGGAATGTCATTAGCTGAATCAGTTATTCCAATGCAGGAGTATATGACATCAGGCTATCGTGCAGAAATACAATTAGGCTTACTAACAGCAACTCCACGTATTGGCGTTAAACCTGATCGCTTAGATTGGGAAATGTTACAAGATGGTGAGTCAGCTATCTTTATTCTAGACAGCAAATTTGATCCAGCACGTGACATCTATCCATTGCCTCCACCAGGCGGCGACATTCGCTTTATTGATCAATCAATGAATCGTATGCAACAGGATACAATGAGTATGGTTGGTATGACACAACCTGGCGATACATTTAATCCAGAAGTAATGAGCCCAGGTAACTCAGGTGCTAAACTAAGCCTAGCCCTAGGACCTAATCAAATTATTCAAGACAATACTGTTAAGAATTGTGCAGAAGGCTTAAAGGATGCTATTTGGTTGATATGGCGTACACTAGTCCAATATGGTGATGATTATGGCGTTAAGAAACTAGCTGCTGAATTCCACCCAGAAGGCAAAGCTGAGTTTCTAGACTACAAAGCATTTGATGATATGAACTTTAATGAGCGTAAGACCATACGTCTTGAACTTGCTCTAGGTATGAAGTCAGAAGAAAACAGCTTACAACGTTTGACAGTAATCAAACAAGCACAAACACAACTAGCACAAGAAGTTACAGCAGGTGTTGCATCAGGTGCACTAACTGTAGCAGCATTCAAGAAGCTGCGTAAACCTTATGAAGATATATTATATGTTCTAGGTGTTAAGGATGCAGATGCTTATTTGCCAACAGAAGATGAAGTTATGGAGATGATCCAACAAGCACAAAAAGCATCAGCTAGTAAACAGCCAACACCAGATGATCAAAGCAAATTGGCTCGTGCTAATCTTGACACTGTCAAGGCTAAAGAGATTGATGCAGGCATGCAGGGCAACACAGCAGATAAGCAATTGGAAGCATTTAGTTTATTATCTGAACATAAAGCCAGAGCATATGGTCCTTTATAAATAAACATATTAAATTGGAATTGAAATGATAGATGAAGAAGTAGTTAATGCATTTAACAACCGCCTAACAGCGGATTTGAACAATATTAAAACAATGACTCCTAGTCAATTAGACAAGGTCAAGTCATTAGGAACAGCAGCAGAGAATCTAATGAAGAACAGAGACTTTGCACAATTTATTCATCAATTTAAGTTTGAACGTTTAGACGTACTTACTGATATTGGTGGGCATACAGAAGTAGATAACACAACTAGGATAGCAGTAGCTAACCAGTTGCAAGGAATAGACGAGTTTGTGCGTAGTTTGAAACGTGCAGCTTACTTAAAAAATCGTGTGGTAACTTTGCAAACTGAACAAGCAGCAGAGCCCAACTAATTGAAAAGGAGTATCCGTGGATACAAATGTAATAGTAAACGACAGGCCTAACCTCCAACCAGAGCAGGTCCCTGTTGAAAATGTCAGTTCAGGACTAGACGCAATAGCAAGCAAGATGGCCGCAATGAGAGATCAAACATTGCGTAACCAAATGGCTGCTACTAACCCTACTGAAACAGGTTCTGTTAATGCGGCAGCAGACACAGCCCCTGTGGCACCAGAAGGTACCTCTGTAGAAGATGACAGTGATGCCTATAACGTAGAGCCAGAAGTTGATGTACTAAACGCTGAAGATAGTGATGGCAACGAAGAAGCAGATGCCCCTCAAATTGAGGTAAGCGAAGCAGATTCGTCTAACGCAGACATTATTGATTTCATTGAGTTTGCAGAAACTCATCCAAACGCTAAATTCAAATTTAAGCGCAATGGAAAAGAAATTGAAATAGACGCTAAGAAAGCAGCAGCTATACTAGGTCAAGGTGCAGCAATAAGCGAAGATGCAAGACAGTTGAAAATAGAGAAAGCTGAGTTTGATGAATATCTTCAAACCAAGCGAGCTGAAACAGAAGGTTTGTTTCTGGCAATGGAATTTACAGTCGCACCACAGTTGCGTAAAGCATATGATGAGATTATAAAGACCCAAGGTTATCAGAATACTTTCCAGCAGCAGTTGTCACAGACCAGTGACCCCGCAGCTCAGGCAAGGATTCGTGCAAATATGCAACAGAATGAACAGTACATTGCCCAACAAGCACAACTGGTTAATTCTATTAAACCACAGGTCCAACAGTTCTATGATTTGCGTAAACAGCAAGTGAATGAAGTACTACAGAATAATCGTAAGGCGTTTAAGGATAAAGAACTTAAAAACGAATACGTTTACAATGAAGTACGTAA